GACGCTAGGTCTATGGCCAAGTTCTTTTACTTTGGCAATAATTTCTGGTAAGTCTGTGCGCATAGTTGGTTCTGCACCAATTAAACGAATATATGTTCTTTCTGGAAGTCTTGATAAAAAATCATATAATCGATTTTTATCTAAGTCAGGTACGTCCCTATTTGGAATATAACAGTTAGCACATTCCATATTACACCGGTGTGTTAGGTCTACCACAATATTAGTAAATGTATTTTCTTCAGGTGTTAATTCAAAATAATTCATACTCTACCTTAATAAAAAGCCGGGCTAACCATGGCCCGGCACGGATCTATTAAGCGATCAACCTAACCATACTAATATCTATAACATTAGAATGAGAAGCTTAGGCCCATAGCAATTTCTCCACGAGTACCGTCTTCAATATCATACGATGTTTTGGCGTATGCTTCTAAAGAGTTCATCAACATCGTTGATGCTTCAAGATCCAAAGTAACACTATCAAACATATCGGCTGCTACGAATTCATCATCATATAGTTCTAAGTCAGTAGACATTGTAAAATCAATGCCTCTACCAAGAGCGAGTGTATAACCAACCTCAGGGGTAAGTGTAACGTTCATGTTTTCTGCGTCATATGTGTATTCAGAAACGATTTCACCACCAGCCGAAAAGCCCATGCCAAGATCAGCCGCAGATACAGCAGTAGTTGTTAGAAGAAGTGCGACAGAAGTGGCAACAAAATTTTTCATGTTAGTTCCTTAAGTTTGTAAGAGATATGTGCCACTTTTCTGTTGCTAAGCAAGTGGCCAGCTCCCTGTGATTATGCGGCTAGCGCAAATCCAGAAGGTGCAAAGTTATTGTTTGCAGTTAGTAGTTTTGACCAATAACGCAGTCATCCGGTAAACTCCACTTTCATCTTCACACCTGTCGATCCTATTTCAGCCCCATCAAAAAGACACGAATAAGTAATGGACCAATACGATAATTCTTATATGGATTACCGCTGTTGTATCTAAAATCTCCCCATTGAAAGGGTTCTCCTTTAGTCCAACTTATCCAATGAAAGTCCATTATTTAGTATCCTTATGGTGGAGCTGTCGGGTACCGCCCCCGAGTCCAGTATGTGTCCACGTTGCTTCAACGTTTACGATTTATTTATCTGTATATCCAAGATATAAAAGATATTCACGGACAATGCGCTTGTTATGTGACATTATAATCACACTATCATTAGCATAGCCAATGTATTTACCTTTCCTCTTCACTATCGTGAATATAGAGCTGGATAAGGGCATAATGTAATTACACTATTCAAACCAGAGTAGGAATTCCATACTTCCTGTAATCTTGTATAATACAAACATCAACATACAAAACCATATAAACCAAAACAAACCAAACCCTAAAGTTCGATATATCCTTTCCATTGGAAGATATTTTTCAAATAAGGTTTGAATGTCCCATACATATCTAAATTGTATGAACCAACAAAACCATCTTACATATTTGTTTGGCGTATTCTCTGGTGTTATCTTAGTCATAACGCTTCATCTTCACTATCATGGATATATAATTGGATAAGCGCATAATGAAGCACTTTCATTAAATCTTTTCTGGCATCAGTACGTGTACCTTTTTTACCATAACGATTAGAGTATTTGTCAACATTGCCCATACAGAAACCAGTTCCGTGACCACGTTCAATAATAACTTCAGTTGATTGAAACTTGCTTTGTGAGTAATGGCCAGAATATGTTTTATCAATATACTCTTGGAACTCGGTAATAAGTTCACCCTCTCTAAATTTGTAATCAATGTTTGGTTTACTCAATTTCATTATTTACTTCCCTTTGCTCTATAAAATATGTGGCTGCCAATACGAGCAACACGATCCAAAGTAGGAGCCCAATATGGTTTCACATATGACGCATGATAATGAGTAGAGCCTTCTGTTACTCCACGATATTTACTATGTATTATCATGTCACTAGCAAACTTCATTGCTCTATCCCAAGCTTCTGTATCTTTAGGATTATCTGACTTGCCATCACAATACCATGAAAATTGGCACTTGTTTTTTGCTGGCTTACCATTAACTAATACAGAATCATAAACTACTTCGCATACACTATTAGGATAGTTCTTAGACGCAACTCTATTTAAAACAACATCTGAAACTGACATTGCATCTGCAAGAGATACCGAACGTGTTTCAAAATATATGTTTGTTGCCATACACTGAATCTGCTCCTGACGTAATGCAATAGCTACACTCGTACTAATATCTATTTGAACTTGTTTTTTTTCAGCAATTTCTTCTTGTATTACCAAAGTACCGCCGACTGCTATTCCTGATAGGAACATGGCGTTAAATGCTATACTAGCTACTGTTATAAATTTCATACTTCTGCCTCATTATTTTTTTATATTATAATTATCATATATTATAATGAGGCAGAAGTAAACACTAAACTGGAAATATTTTACTAATAACTTTAGCAATCTCATGTGCCAACAGAATATGTTCTAACTGAGTCCCATCAGCCTGACGAAGCTCAAGATAATGAATCCAGCTACGAATAGTGCCATTAACATATAGTCGAGATATGGTATTACCTTCAGGCAGTACAACACGAGCCTGTTCTTTAGCAATGCCATTATCAATAGCCCACTGGTAAGCCAGTTTTGCTTCATGAATAATTTGCTCTTGCTTAGCAATCCAAGCTTTTTTAAGTAATTCATCGTCCGTTTCAATTGAATTTTGCCTATTAGCATTGTCTTGAAGCCTAGCTTCCCTCAGTACGAAAGTATTAGCCAGATCATTAGGATTAGCATAACGCTGAGAAAACTCTTGAAAGGAAAAGGAGCGATGCCTGAGGAATTGTCGGGCAATGTCTCTTGTTGTTTCGACTTCAAGCGTGGCTGAGCACATTTCAAATGGGGACCAGTGCTTGTGCCGTTTAAGGTAGGCAAGTAATCTTGGCGCGGTTTCGGAGTTAACTTGGGCCGATGGATTGGAGACACGGGCGCAATACGCGATGATGTCTTCAGTGGTATCGAGGCCGATGTGGTGTTCTGTAGATTGAGTGTAACCAATTAACCTAACCTTCATTTGTACGTTCCATTCTATTTATCTAAATTTTAAAGTCTTTAAAACGTTCGTTGATTTCGCTCTTATCAAACGTCGGCGTATCATCGGTTAATGTTTGTTCTGATTCATCGACGTCAAACAGTCTCATCTTAGATCTATCTAGGCCTACGACAAAACGTTTCTTAATGCCAATATCGTTGTATCTATTCTTTAATTGCTTAACCATCATTTGACCTGATTGCTCAAGCTCTTCGGTTGATATGAGAGCAAACATCAGATCTGCTGTTGCGGGTAATCCAAAAGACTCGGACGTATCTTCAAGCCCAACATCTGAGTTACCATAACCACTACGAGTCGTCTGCGTTGCAGAGATGATCGGTACGTCGAACTCGACAGCAAGACCACGTAATTCCTCAGCGATTGCTTTAATAAGATTATACGAATTGATAGATCCTCCCATGCCCTTCATACGAGATGATGCACAAATATTAAGATAGTCGATACAGATAATATCAGGGACAAATTGCTTCTTAAGTTTTAACTCACTCAACAAAGCCCTGAAGTGTCCAGCATGGGCCGAACCAGTAGGATATTCTTTCACAATGAGTTTACCACCAGTGCTACGTTTGATCTTAGCCACCTTTTCAGTAAACATATCCTTAGTCATATTATCAAGTTGATCGATCGGAACATTTAACAAGTTAGCGTCAATACGCTCAGCAATACGTTCTTCACTCATCTCCATAGTGAGATATAGTACATTCTTCCCTTGCGACAATGCTGCAGCACTTACGTGGCACATGAACAATGATTTACCAACGCCGGTTCCGGCAAGAGCAATATTCAGTGTCTTATTTGGCAATCCGCCTTTAGTAATTGTGTTGAATGATTCAAGGTCAAATGGCACTCGTTCTTCAGCTAGGTTATAAAAATCAAATCTTTTTGCTGCGTCATCAAGATAATCGTGACCAATGTTAGGATCAAAGGATATAGACAGAGCTTTTGTTAGAACATCAGGAATAGCATTCTTCGTAAGAGTTTCATGTTTACCATCAATAATATGAATGGAGTCCATAATAGCATTATGAATTGCTCTGTCTTGGCACCACTTCTCTGTAGTATCAATAAGCCATTCGTTATCAGTCTGTTCAGCCTTAAAGATCTCCGGCATGATTTCAACCGCATGCCGGTATTGCTCATCAGAAAATGTATCTGATTGATCAATTTCAATCTTAAATGTTTCGGCCGAAGGCAGCCTATTATATTTTGCTACGTATTTGCCAACTTCTTTATAGAGTTGACGATATACACCTTCAAAATATTCAGGCTTAACAAAAGGCAGAACCTTACGCATAAACGGCTCGTTGACAAGCAGATTACGTAGGATAGTTTGTTCAATGTTTATATTCAAAGAAGTCCCTCATCTCTCATTTTAGCACGGATCTTAGTGGCAGAAATATTATGAATATCTTCGCCAAGATCGTGCTCTGTGAATGTATAACCTACACCACGTCCATAACTAATATCTACAATGTTCGGTACTTCCATTATAACATAATCTATATTAACTGTATACCCTTGATTTGCCAAGGCAGTAATTATTTGTTGAGAGACAAAAGTAAAATCAAATGGATTATCAACTTGCTCGTTTGTTCTACCGCCACCAGCATCCAGACCAACAATTCCACCAACGTCACGAATCATGATAGCAACTTGGCCAGTTAGGTTATGAGCCTTACGAAACAATTCTGTATGGCCTTTATGCCAAGGCTGCCAACGTCCTAACATTTGAGTCGTAGGTGCTTTCCAATCGAACATGCTTTATTCTCCTCTGTTTTTTACATCAATATGCCTATGAATAGCATCAACTAATTTTTCATCGGTGTCATCAAACCACTTAGAAACGTGGTAGTTAACATCCTTCTTAGGTGGACTCTGAAACATTTTATTAGTATCATTGAATCGACCTTCTTTGATCGTGTCCATCCATACCATATAGTCGGCTTCAAACACATCACGTGTAATTTCTAGTGGACACACAAAATCGCAAATGACCATACGACCATTTGTTTTCTCATAGTCTGCAATATTCTTCATACGATATGCTTGTCGCATCCGTGCGGCCTCACTGAACTCCCAGTCGTTAGCCATCTCACGAACTTTATCGGCATTGAACCATGCGCAATCTAATCTTTTCTGTAACCTCTCTGCCAACCAAGTTTTACCGGAACCTGGTAATCCCATAATTAAAATTTTCATGTTTTATCCGTTAGTTGAACTTCGCCCTTACTAATACCCATTTCAATAATATCGTGTAGGATCTCACCACACCAGACTTGCAATGCCTGATTGTCAGGCGATAAGTCAGGATCAGGTGATTCAACTACAGTAAAATTAAAATGAATAGCCTCATCTTTACCATCGATGCTCAGATTACCAAAAGACAAAACTGTCTCTGGAAATGGTCCGGTCAGGCATCTAACGTGCCAAGCCTGCTCATTATTATTTTGTGCGGGGATCAACTGATAGTCGACCCCCTCAGAAACCTTATTTACATTAATCATTTAACTAGTTCATCCATATCGATATCCGATTTATATCCGATTGTGTATTGTCTCTTAACAAACTCTTTAAAGTCCGTGCCATCAAAGATAGGATCCCAGAATTCTTTATTAAGGGTTGCAGACTCTCTAACTTTATTTTCGCTAACTTCGCCTGTATTCTGATCGACATGTGCATACCAACCATTTGAAGGTTTTGTAACATATCCACCAACAAGAGCTACTTCAAGCAGGCCGCTATAAGTTTCTACGCCACCTTCCCATGATACTGTAATTGGGATCTTAGATTTTTCTTTAACAAATCGAGATTTTTCGATGTTGATAACAAAATCATAACCTGCAATTTCTGTACCTTTCTTATTTTGGCGGCGGCCAAGAATCCAAATATTATTTGCTGAATAGTAAATACCTGTACCACCAGAAACAATAGCCTTTGGATACAAACCAATCTCTTGATATGTGTGATTGATAGCAAGTAATACAATGTTTTTCATAGCAAGATAAGGCGTTGTCATTCGGAACAAACCTTTTAGCGCTTTAGCACGAGACATATCAGCAACTGATTTCTCGTTAATTGTGTCTTCCATTTCTTTCTTAGAAGCCAAATTACCGATAGAGTCGATAACAACAATGACATTATCTTTAGTATCAAGTGCTTCAAGCTGCGCAATCAAATCGAATTTTAATTCTTCGACATTAGTGA